TCTCTAATGTGATTCTGTACTTGAGGTTCGTTTTGTTCGAGGATAACCTTCAACGTATCTTTAAACATCTGTCGGCACACTGCTGGAGTAGAGGACCTAACAGCCTCAATACCCATCATCTTCAGTTTAGGTTCCTTATATTGAACACCCTCACTGTTATGTACGTTTAGTACGTAGTGCTTCTTGCCAGTCCACACGCCCTTTGATGCAATGACCTCTCGAGCCATCACCATCTTCTGTTCGTAAGCGTTGAGATAATCTTTTAACTTACTGTATGCGAGATCCAACATTGGCTCGATCTTTTCTGTAGCAACCTTATCAAGAAACTTAACAGGATCTTTAGGTTTGGCTTTCTCAACAAGACCACCCATGTTAATGTACAGCGAGTCGGTATCGATAGCAATCACGTAGTCCTTGTTATCTGTACCAAGCACCTTATTCATGTACTGGTTGAGATGCTTTTCAGCCCAGCGGATAGTCAGCTGACCACTAATAGTAATCCCTTCAGCAATACGAATGTCATAGTATCGGAAGTACTCGTTTGACATCGCACCATAAAGGCTGTTCATTAGAATCTTAATAGCCATCTGCTTATTGTCGAGAGTAGTAACCTCCCTCTCAAGCTCGTATGACGAACCTTCATCCTGTATCTTCTGTTCAACCTTTAGCATTTGCTTCTTGTATCCTTTACGTTCATCGTAAAGGTCATTAACAAGTTGGGGAAACAGTCCTCTCTCCGTGACATTAAAAAACTGACCAGTGCCAGCCATACAGTGCTCTGGTGCAATGTCCAGTTTGTTGTGATCAAGCAGATACTCTACAGACGATTCGTAGCTACCGTTTGTGTTGTCACGTTTCAGTAGATCAAACGAATGTACCTTATCAACGATTGTCTCAGGCGACATATTGTACTGCATGATGATATGAGGATACAGACTATTTAAGTCAAACGACATTACCCAGTCGTGCATACCAACTTGAGGATCCTTAACGTGAGCACCTTCAATCTTTCGTTCCTTTGTGTTGTCGCGTTTAGGTGGGCAAATGATTCCTCTGTTACGTAGCTCGTTGAAGATCAGAGCATCCCATACACCCACAGATCCAAACGCATCCGCATAGTTTACCTTGCCTTTGTATGCAATAGTCATACACAGTGTAGCAAGACCCATCTTATCTTCAAGACGATCTACAATCTCAACGTCCTTGATGTTATAGTCGATAAACTTTTGAAAGTCATTGAGGTACAAAGCATTAAGTGATCCGTACTCACTATAGTCGATCTTACTATCACCAAGCACTACGTGAGCGATATGATCTAGCTTGTATGATTCTTGAGTACCGTAGCTGTATGCAAACTTCTTAAATAGATCAAGATAGTCAAGCTGCTCGAGACCGTTTATCTCAAACACCTCAACCTCATTCTGTCCAAGCTGTAGTGTACGTTGTCTGATCGGTACACGCATGTCATGTACCCAAGGTGACAACTTATTAGCATGACCTTCACCAAGCACTTTGTTGATACGGTTAACAAGATACACGGTATCGAACATCCTGCTGTTCCATCCAGTAACTACATCAGGATAGTTGGCTGCCCACTGATCCATAAACTTATGAAGTAGCTCAGCTTCGTTAGCACACTTGGTGTACTGAACCGTCAAGTGATTAACAATAGAACTGCTGTGATCCCAGTCACCCATACCCCAAACGTAGTATACGTTATCGATATTGTTCTTAATGGTGATTGCAGTGACAGGATGGTTAGCTTCTTCTGGTCTAGGAAATCCTTGATCAGACTGAACCTCGATATCGATTGACGTCACGTTAATGACATCTCTATCGAATTCAACTACGTTACGAAACGCATCGCTAATGAACTGCTGTATGAAGTTGGTGTTGCCATGTATCTCAAAGTTATCAACATCGCGATGACGTTTGAGGAAGTCACTAGCATCATGAATAGACTCAAAGTCCATCTCACCAAGATAAGCTCCTCTCAGTGATTTGAACTCAGTTGGATCAGGACTTGCAACGTAGAGAGTTGGTTTGTACTTTACCTTCTTCTGGATACGTTTACCGTTGTTGTATCCACGGAAGTAAATGTAGTTACCAGATCTCGTTACACTGGTATAGAAAGGTTTACTCATCAGCGCTTTGGTTTAAGTTTCCTTCTAATAGATCGACGTATTGATCTACTAAATGTGATGAAGGTACACTCATGAATGTAAGGCTGGTTTTACGAACGTCCACCAAGCCAGTAGCTGTCGAAAATGGGGCAAATGGTGAGTACATCAGTCTTCTAGATTCTATATCGTGAGTAACAACAAAAGGAAACTTCACTCTGATGCACTCTTCATCAGGTTGCTTATCTAGCAGCTCACAAATAATGTGTTCGCCCGATGTGAGTCTCAATACTCTTGCACTCTTCATGCTATAATTCCACTATCAGGTGTAATAATTCCACCAAACATTTTCTTGTGTTGGTTAACAAGACTGTTGTCTGGCTCCGCAACAAATACAACCATGTCCTTATTGATCATCAAAGGATCTTTGGTACTAAATGGACTGTACGGTACGAATTGTACACTACTTTGCTGGGTAGGGACAACAACTACAGCATCTTGAAATTCGAAGAAGTGGTCTTTGTCTTCACAATCACAAAGTACATCTTCACCTGATAACATCCTAACAATTTTCACTGACATAATATTTCCTCACGAAAAGGGGCCCCGAAGGGCCCCAGACTTTACGCCTTAGTTTTCTCTTCTTTCTTTTCTTCCACGTAGTACCAGTTCCCAGTGATAGGGTTCTGGCGATGATTTTCAGAAAGTTTTACTAACACAATACGAACTTGTCTAGCCTTTACTACAACTTCTTCAATCTCACTAGCGCTTGCAAAAGTAGAAAATAAACATAGGGCAACTACTGCCAAATGTTTCATTTTGCCTCCGTCAACAATTGACCTCCAATTGGTATAGACCGGGGACGCTTCTCTTCTGGGACTTCTACTCTCAGATCAATGACGAGTAAGCCGTCGATGAAGTCAGCTCCATCAACGACAACATGCTCTGATAGTCTAAAGGTGCGGGTAAACTTCTTTGCAGAAATACCGCGGTGGAGATACTCACGTTCAACCTCTCCGTCACCCTTTCCACCAGCTACGACCAGTATCCCGTCTTTTACCTCTACGGTCAACTGTTCTTTGTTATACCCAGCTAGGGCAAGCTCGATTGAAAAGTGTGTTTCATCTTTCTTGACGACGTTGTGTGGAGGATACAGCTTGTTGTCTGCCATCTCTGACAGTCGCTCTATCTCAGACCATACATGGTCAAATCCGATGAAGTGTGAACGTGGAAACGAAAATGCTTTAGTTGCTACCATTGTGGTGCCTCCTTAGTTAAAAGCAAGGTTGTTGTCTACTGACCGGACCATCCGCATCAGCATAATTATTTATAAGACTTATCGTAACTCATTTGGGTATTATTGCTCTTTATCACTAAGTCTTATAAATATTTTAATAAAACTTTAATAAATCTTTAATGAAACTTTAATAATCGCTGTGAAGCGAAGGAGCTCCAAATGAGAACACTATTATTTGTTCTACTACTAGTACCAATGTTTGCAAATGCAGACGCAATTCCCACCCGCACCCTTGAACCAGTAGTTCGCATATCAGAAGACATTATCTATGTTACTGATAAGAAAGGCAACGACTGGGCTGTAGTTACTCGCTGTGAAATTAACCCACAAGATGTCAAACGGTTTACTGTCAAGGGCAAAGTACTGTCTTCAGGTAAGTTTGTTCAGTTAAGTGACGACCTGCACTGTGAGATAGAATCTATCCAGGCGGCGTAAACCTGTTCTGATCATTATACCGATCTAGTACAGGCTCACCTGCATCTTTCATGGTGCAGGTGATGTATGCCTTGCGACCTTCAATATATCTTACCTGATATACAAACCAGCTAAATGGTTCAGTGCAGACAGGTTCAAAGCATCTACCGGACATATAGTATCGGATGTCTCCAGTAAGACCAATTCTATCGTGAGTGTTAAGATAGATGCGTTTTGTTGGCCACTGATCTTTAATAAGACTAAAGCACTGTTTAGATGCAGCGCTGTACATTTCATCTGCAAAGGTTGGGCTCCAACCTACAGTCAGCAGTAAAGGTAATAATGTTTTTTTATGTTTCATTCATCTAGGGTAGAGAATCAAGTATCTCCATGTTGTCTGTTATAGAAATAGCTGTTGTGTGATCGATAGTAGAGAAACCGGAATTAAAGGTGTGTTTAACGTCATCGTGACCGTTCAAATATATACATTGGGTTACGGGCGCTGATTCAAACCCTTTGTCATTTGTAGTTAGTAAGTTTTTAATTGGTGGCTTAGAGAGATCGGGCCTCATAGTACTAGGCCACAATCTTTTTTTGTTAGATTTTCTGTAGTACTTGTCGAAGAACTCTAACATTAGAGCCATTGGGCCTAGATCAATCTTGTGTCCGCTAAGAAAGCTGTCTACAAAATCCATGGCAAATTGTTGGGACATACTAACAGTCTCTAGAGCTATACCACATAACCATAAATCATAATCGTCAATTCGATCTATCAGAGATTGTATTTTTTCTGGATTTCTAACGTAGGCATCGTGTTCAAGTATTAAAAACCGCTCGCTAGACTCAGACTGCTTTACCCACAGATTAAACATAGACATGAAGCACGACTTTTCTGACGGTGTAAAGTATCTCACTTGGCCGGAATTTTTAAAATCCCTTCGGTGAGATTTAGACCAGTTCAACTGAGTTAAATATGGATCAGACTGTAACGTACTCGGTATAACGCACTGGACGCGGTGTACATTGACAGACTTAACGTATGACCAGGTATTAAGACTAACTTTTGAGTAAGCGACTGAAAGAGGATTACCCATGTCGCAAATCATAAAAGCGTCCACAGAGAAACCCTGAGTTAATTAGAAGAGTTGCTGCCACTGTTGTTGGACTTTGGTAGCCTCATCAATTGTTGCACACAACTGACTACGATGAGGTCTACCGTCAATCTTTTCCACAACTACATATTTCATAACAGTATCGGTCGTCTCACTTAACCATTCGTTGATGATTACTTCTTTCGACCGATTGTGTATTTCGCTTCCAGTGTCCATTCGTCCTTGTCCTTGTGAGGGATAATTTTAATCTGCGACATGGGTGCTACTGGGTCAGCTGATTTACTTTCATCAACCAGCTTAATTAGTCCCCAGTCATTCAATAGGTTTGCAATCGTGTTTCGTCTTGCAAGGTCACCTTGATCAAAGTTAGCTGGCTTGCCATCTAAAGCAAACAGTTCTTTGAAATGCACAATGTAATACCTGCCCTGCTTATGCAGAACATGACATGATTGATACAAGGTCTTATCTTTGCGAGATGCAATACCGATACGTGTGAGAGTTTCACGTACCTTTAGAAAGTCATCCTGTTCATTTAAAGTTACTTCAACCATCTGATCTACTGATACCGTCATTCAATCCACCCTTACGCTGACGCTCTATTATTTGAGTTATTTGGTCTTTGGTAAGTAGGCTTACAACCTGACGTGCTTTGTCCTGGC